GACGCAATCCAGGGCGTTCCCGGCGATGATCTTCGGAACCCGATGTCAGCTGTGACTTCTCCTGGTTTCGGGTGGACAAGACACGGAATGAAAGGGAAGACATACTACATGGGCAAAGAGGGATTCGACGTGAACGCTCCGGGTTTTCCAGAGTTGAAGAAGCGATGTCTCGACATGATTGCAGCTATTCATAGTGGCGATCAAGTTGATATATTGGGAATTGATTGTTTGAAAGACGAGAGACGACCGATAGCGAAGGTTGATGCGGGGAAGACGAGAGTTTTCACAGTGTTACCGATGGAGTTCAACATTGTTTTCAGGATGTATTTCATGGAGGCAATAGTGAGTGTGAGAGAAAACAGGATTAGAAATAGTTCTGCAGTGGGATTGAACGTCTGGTCCAATGAGTGGGAACAGATGTACAATTATCTTAAGGAGACAGGCACGAAGAAAGCTGGTGATGGAGATTTTGGAAATCTCGATGGGACGTTGAGTGATCAAGTTCTGTGGGGAGTGAAGGATATTTATGACCAGATGTATGAGGAAAATATAAAGAACAGCAATGTTCGCGAGAAGCTGTGGTCAATGTTGGTTTATTGTGTGCATTTGTCGCGAGACAAAGCGTACATGGTGACCCACTCATTGCCCTCAGGAGTGTTTGGAACCTCAGATTTTGGGTCAACGTATTTGGCTGTGATCTTCAGATATTTATGGATGAAGATGGCACCAAAGAAGTTGGCTACGATGAGAGGCTTCAATGAGAATGTGAGGATTGTGTTTTACGGAGATGACAACGTGTGGTCTGTAACCGATGAAGCGTCGGCCTTTTGGACGATGCAGAGATTGACAGACGAGTTTAAGAAAGTTGGAATGGAGTATACCGATGCAGCGAAATCCGGTGAGATGGCAGATTTTAAAGATCTGACCCAAGTGCAATTTCTGAAAAGATTTTTCAAATGGTCAGATGTGATGAATAGGCACACCTGCCCGTCAGAATTGATGGGGAGGCTTGAAACATTGAACTGGACTAGACGCAACAGTGTGACTGATCCGAGAACGATAGAATCCGACAACATTCAGGATGTCTTGAAAGAGATAGCGGCTCACGGAAGGGAAACCTTTGACGAGTGGGCACCGAAGATTGTGAAGGTGGCGATGGAGGCGAAAGTACCGAATGTGTATCTTGAGGACTTCATGCATTATCATGTCCCTAGTGATGATGTAGTGATAGAGGGAGTTGAGGCTTAAAACTTTAAATTGGCTGTGTGGTGTGATCTTATTTTTATTTTACAAATTTTCAACGTCTTAAGAATGAAAGTATTGCTGCTGCATGAAACCCTTAGTTATTTAACTTTACCTCCCAGGATAGGGTGTGGGCAGCCCCCACAAAATCCAGGGAAGCGTTGATGCGATCGAGAGTTAGGTTACTCTCGGTTCAAGACCTAAACCTACTGAACAAAATTTTAATTCAACCCCTGATTTAGTAACTATTTCAAACAAAACGACCGCGGACACGATTACAATGAGAGACGATGGTACTATCACATCTGATAACTATACAGTGTCAGATATGATAGTAGCACCCGATCTCGTGAGGAGTTGTGGACGCAAGCATGAACATACGATTAAAGATTTTTTGTCGAGGCCCGTAATCCTTTCACAAGGAAAATGGGATCAGACATCGGTTATTGGAACGGAACTTTGGTCCGCCAATTTTCCGTCAGAGTTGTTAAAAGCAGCATACCCCCAAAACAGAGAGAAGGTTAGAG